TCTCTCTAGTTATTAAAGCATAACTAACAACAACTGTAACTTTACTTGCTGTAGCTGCTTGCGCTTTTATAGCATCTCCTTCTTCTAAATTCAAGCCTTGAGGTGAAGCATTTTCTTGTGATGAAGCACCCATGCTTTTTCTAAAAAACTCTATATCAGAAGACGCTGAACTATCTCTTAATGAGGCATTACACAAAATAGTTCCTGTGCTAGAATTAGTAAAATAAACACTTTTAACAATAGCTATAGCAGTTGTAGATATCGTCAATACAGTATTTAAGTTAGTATCTCCTAAAGATTTAATTGCATTTTTATATTGTATTGTCATGCCATGAAATAATTAAATGCGTCCTGTTCGTTTTTCAAGTCTTGTTGAAAAGAAAAGTTAAGCTGATTTTGTAATGTGGTTAAAGACTCTAATATCTGTCTTTGATTTTCTACGTCGTATTCTTGTTTTGGTTCAGGTATGTAGTTTGTTATTTTAGCCATTAAAATCTATCTCCTCGTCCTCTATCTCTTCCTCCACCATATCCACCTGATGATCTAGATTTAGAAGGTGCGCTAGCTGTTCTAGAAGGCATAGATCCTCTTGCTTTATCTTGAGCAGACGCTGTTCCAAATTCACCTCTATCTATTTTGTTTTGAATACCTCTTGCTTGAGCCATAGTTGCAGCTCTTGCATCTTCTCTACCTTGGTATCCACCATATTTTTTCATATCTATAAAGTCCATTAAATTTTTAGATCTACCAAAATCTGTGTTACGTAATCTTTGATTTAAACTTCTAATACCATCAAAACCACCCATAAGTAAACTTGAACCAGGTACAGCAAAACCTATAAGAGTTCTAAATAAATCTGCTATACCACTTGATTTTTTTTGATCTGGTAAAAACTCTTGCTCAACATCTGCTTCATTAGCAACACCAAAAGAAGTATCAAAACCTAAATTTTTTAATGGTTGTGGTTTTAATGCAAAATTAACTTGATCATCAAATGTATTCGCAGGGAAGTTTGAAACATTTAAAGGTGCTGGAAATAAATTTAAATTAGCATTTTCAGCTGCTAATTCTTGCATTGATTTAAATGGTAACTCACTGCTTGTGCCTACAGGCACAATCTCAATTGTCCCGTCAGGTTTTACTATAGTTTCAAAACCAGGAGTGTTAGATACAGTATTTATTTTGTCTGGTTCTGCTGCGCTTGCTGAACCAAAAATATTTATGGAATCTAAAAAACTTTTTTCAGGCACTTGTTGTTCCGACTCAAAAACAGCTTTCATTTTCTCATACTCTGGTTGAGAACTCAAAAGTATGTTTTCTTTACCAGGTGTGTATTGTTTTTTAAACTGTTGATCATAATACAATTGCCCCATAGGAGTTAATTGATTATATAAATTTTGTGAAGCTACTTCAGCCATTATCTTCTTCCGTCCGGTTGTGCGTCTAATCTTAGTGTGCCGTATCTCCAGGTTTCACCTGTACCATCGTTTTCTATTTTAACAGATAGTAATCTTCCTCTAGCTCGGGTATCTATCTTATCAGTTGCTGCAGTAACTGTAAAGGGTCCAAGTGGAGAACTTACAGCTACATCATCTGGATAAGAACTTACAAACAAGGTAATCTGCGCATCTCCTGTTTGATATTTAAAATCAGGTATAAATCTTTTAACAGACATAAAAAATTCACCATCTCCTCTGTAATCTGCAATACCTGTAGATTGACCAAGAGCACTACGTCTAGATGTAATATCCCAGTCTCCAGATCTTATAAATGCTGGAATAGCTGTAGTTGCAACACTGTTAACTTGATCTGTGCCAACCTCATGTTCATAGTAAATACTAGCTCCATATTTATTAGTGATACCAAGAATATCCGGAAACACTGGAGTTAAACTATCGTCATAATCTGTTGCATAAGGGTTATCAAATACACCTTGATCTGCATACGTTGTTCTATCTAACGATGACGTTGTCCAACAGTTTTCAGAATAATTATAAGTTACACATCTGTCAATTTGTGTAGATCCAGCTTTAGGGTAAAACCAATTAACCTCTGTATATAAATTATTTGACCCTGCAAATACAACATCACTTGCATTAAAATTTAATCCAAGGTTAGTGCCATCTGTACTAAATACAAAATCTTCTATAAGAGCAGGTAATGATTTTACTGTACCATCAAATACAAAAAAACCACCTTGAGAACCCATCCAAAATACAGCACCATTAACAAACGTAGCTGCATGTTGACCAATACATCCACAGTTTGTACCAACTTGTCTAACACTAAATGTAAATGGTGGACCAACAAATTGAATAACGTAAGCTGCGTTATCTGTTATGACAAACACATAGTCTTTACCTTGAATAGCTGCTCTTATTTCATTACCAGTATCTAATCTAAATGTACCGGCAGTGTTTGTAGCTGTTGGTGTATAAGTATTTAAATCTTCTTGATTAGAAAATCTTACAAACATTGGATCTTGAGTGGCCGGTGAGCCGATAGTTGTCTCAGTTCCAAAGTGAAATAAGTGTCTATCTCTATCTGATACCAAAGTAAATCTGCTAGCTGTAGGATTGTTTGTAGTTGCAAAACTACTTGTAGATTTTGAAGCTCTGATGGTTCTAGCGTTTGATGCTCCTGCGTTCCATGTAAAAGTTTCACCGTTAAATACAGTTGCAACTAAAACTTGACCAAAGTTATCTAGGCTCCAGTTTCCTGGATCCAGTACCACAGAACTTGTAGATCGTTCCGTGCCCCAGGTTTCAACGTTCCATGTAGATGTGCCCCAACCATAACCTGTAGTTTGTGTTGTTGGTCCAACTATAACATAGGGATTAACAGTGACAGCACCTGCCGCTGTCATACCAGACCCTGATTCAACTGTTGCTGCTTGAACAGTAAATTTATCTATGTCAGGCACAGTTAAAATTTCGTATACTTTTTGTAAATCTGCAGCTGTATAACCACTAGCTCCCGTTACAGTTACTGCAGATAAGGTTACATATCTTCCAACAGCTAATCCATGCGATCCTTTATTAATAGTTATAGTGCTAGATCCGTTGGTTGTTGTTAAAGTTCCACCTGTAATTGCAGTATCTAAAGGTGTAATATCGTAGAAGTCATTACCATAATATAAAAATAAACCTTGTGATGTTCCAATGGCTGCATATTTTTCACCTGCAAAACTAGAGAATGCAACTTGTGCTCTACCAGCGCCAGGCAAAGATTTACCGCCAGCTGTTAATTGTAACCAGCCACCTATTTTTTCTGGTAAACCATATCTAAATCTAACAAAATCACCGTCTGTCCATTGGCCTTCGGCCCCTGATTCTGTATCTTGCTTATTAAAACCGGGCTTGAAATTTAATTTTTGTAGCATATAGTACCTTATATTACAGTTATATAAATAATGAAAGACTCAATATTATAATGGATAAAACAGTAAATATCACCAACTTTATTGGTGTATATGATAATTACATTACTGAGCAAGAATGTGAAAAAGCTATTAAATTATATGAACAGCAATTTAAATTTAATAATACTGTTAACAGAATAGGTTTTGAAAAAGCCTCTGTCCTTAAAAAACAAGACGAACAATTTTTTGCAGAGTCTTATAATATGGACGTATGGTGGGAATCTTTAAAATCAATGATTGTAAATTTTGATTTAGCATTTAATCACTATCTTGAAAATACAGGAGCACGTGATGCTTATAATGTAGATAGTTTTTTTTATACCGGTTTAAAAATTCAAAAAACTTTACCAACAGAGGGATATCATATTTGGCACATCGAACATAACAAAGGTTATGAAATGGAGCCACGTGCTTTTGTTTTTTCTATTTATTTAAATGATGTAGAAGAAGGTGGAGAAACAGAATTTTTACATTTTTCAAAAAGAGTAAAACCTAAAACAGGTAGAATAGTTATTTGGCCTGCAGGTTTTCCTTATGTACATCGAGGTAATTCACCACTTTCCGGTGAAAAATACTTACTTACTTCTTGGATGTTATTAAGATAAATGGATATTACTGAACATATAGTTGAAATAAAAAACATTGTAAATCCTAATTTCATTAAAAAAATAATTCTTTTATCAAAACACAAAATTAAAGAAAATTTACACACATACAAAGGAGTAGATAAAAATGTTAGAAATGTAAAAGGATATAATTTAAATTTAAATACGCCAACTAATTTATTTTATTGGAATTTAATAAAACAAGAAATAGAAAGATTATACCATTATTATAAGATAAAATTTCCCAAGATGACTAGTTACAAAATAAATCAAATAGATTTATTAAAATACCCACCTGGCGGAAAATACGAAGTTCACACAGATCATTATACAGATACACCTAGACATTTAAGTATTATTATTAATTTAAATGATGAGTATGAAGGTGGGGATTTAATTTTTACAGATCAAAAAGAAAAAGAAATTAAAAGACTAAAATTAGAAAAAGGGTCCATAGTATTTTTTCCAAGTAATTTTATGTATCCACATGGTATTCAGCCAATTACAAAAGGAACACGATATAGCATAGTTGCATGGCTTCAATAAAACATAAACTAATAAAAAAATTTTTTACAAAAGAGGAATTAGATATTCTCCAAAAATATTGTTACAATAAATTAGATGAAAACAAAGATTGTGTAACAGACAGTCAATCTTTTTCACCTTCTTGGTATTATGATCCTTTAATGACTGCTTTATTGGATATAAAACTACCCATTGTAGAAGAAGAATCTAATTTAAAATTATTTCCAACTTACGCTTATTGGAGATATTATGTTTTTGGTGGTGCATTAAAAAGACATCAAGACAGACCAGCGTGTGAGGTGTCTATTACTGTTTGTATAAAAAAATATGATAATTGGCCAATTATTGTTGAAGGTACATCTTTTGAATTAGAAGAAGGAGATGCTTTATTATACGCTGGTTGCAGAGATGAACATTGGCGTCCAGGTGTTTATAAAGGAGAGGGGATGGCTCAAGTATTTTTTCATTATATAAATAAAAATGGATACTTTAAACATCATGCATATGATAGTTATAAGAAAAAAACAGGTAAGTTTTACTCTGATAAAGATTTAAAAATTTTAAAAACTATGAGGAGTAAGAAGTAGGTCTTGCACCTAATCTAGCAATCTTATCTGACTCAGTTTCGTCTTCAACAATATTCTCATCCCAATCAGATTGTAATTGAGCTAAATGAGCTGCATCCCATTTAGTAATAAAGCCTGAAAAATCACCTAAGTTAGAAGCTTCCCAAGTAGAGTGAGGAGTTTCATCTCTGTACTCTACAGTGTCATTAGGATTTGATGTTCCATATTGAATAGCCCAAATATTTGCAAACTTAGATTGATTCCAAAAAGAGTCATCATTTATTATATATCCAATACCTTCACCAGCGCCCTCTGCAAAATTTTTGAGAACAAGTTTGTCTTCCATTACTACTGTCCATTGTGCGTTTGTTGCCATATTTTCTCCTATGTCTTAATAATATAAATTACTGCTATATAAGGTTGAAGAACCGAAGTTGCATCACCTGAAAAAGTTGCACTCATGTTATGTGAGTGACCTGTACCAGAACCTGTGTTAGTCGTAGAGGCGTTTCCGTCTGGTCTATTTTTATCAGCCGCTGATAGCCCTGGACTGTTAGCGGGATTTAATTTGTAAGTGTGAGAGTGAGAAGCAAGTTGCGCCGTTGATAAAGTTGCATTGGCTGTTGATCCTCCAACGTTTCCAGTTGAGGCTACAGTGTTTGCTCCACCAGTTGACGCCAAGGCTTTAGTTCCAGATTTTCCAAGTGGCACGTTATCTTGTATGTCAGGTAAAAGAAAAGTAGATGAACCATCACCAGCTCCATAAGTTGTACCTATGATTGCAAATAAAGCTGAGTAAGTTGATCTTGATACAGCTGCTCCGTTACATTCTAAGAAACCTGTTGGCACTGAAGACGCAGACCACGGCACAATAGTAGCTGTAGGAATTCCTTCGATACCAGTAAGGTTTGCTCCTGAAAAATCGTATTTTGTTGCTTCGTAATTTGCCATATTCTATTTCTCCTTGTATGTCCAACCTGTTGTAGCATCTCCTGAGAATACTAAACAGAAACCAGCACCTTGAGTATTTACAACTAAATCTGCTGCTGCGTTAGCTATATTAGAACTGTTTCTTCCAACAGTCAATGCGTTAGAGTCAAAATCATAACCTTGATCTACAAATGAAACCTCATCGCCTGTAGCAGGAGATGCAGGTAGTGTAATTGTTACTGCTCCACCATTTGTATTTACTAAAAGTTGAGCGCCAGCTTGAACTGTCTCAGCTGCAGAAACTGCTCTCCAGTTTCTTTGCTCAGATAATTTTACTACATTAGTTCCATCAGAATATAATACATAATTATTTCCTTCACATAAAAGAACACCTGTACCTGAAGCTGTTTTAAAAGTTAAAGTGTTTCCTGCATGATCACATGCATTTTGAACATTATAAACTTTTTCTACTCCATCTGGAATAGAAACAGTTCTAGTCCCTGCTAAAGTACCTGTTAATTTAATAACATCGTTTTTACCATTTGATACAGCACCATTAGTAAAAGTTAAAGTTCTATTAGCGTTAGTTAAATTGAAAGTTGTAAAGCCAC